TTGAAGTAATGGGGATATTTTTATCCATATTTTCAGTTGTTGGAATAAGTGCTTCTAGTATTTTGAATTTACAAAATAATCATATTTCTGTATTGTTAATGATAAACGGTTTCGTTTTAATTACAATGACTGGATTGTTTTATTTGATTAAATTTGAAAAAGAAAAATTTATAATATCTAAAAATTGGGGGTTTTTGATTCCATTAATGATTGGTTTAATTATGATTGTGTTTGGAGGAATTATAAATATTCCTTCGGAAACTGGAAAAGAGAAAGAGATAGAACTTTTAAAAAAACAAATAGAAAAATTGGATGATAAAATAGAATTAGAAAAAAGATTGAATCTTGAAAGTAAAATAATAAATTTAGAAAATAAGACCAAATAAAACTGGTCTTTTTTTATGTAAATGTTAAAATTTAAAAAGAAAAACGTTGTTCGTGATTTTAATTTTTTCGAGAAAAAAACAAAACTCAAACACTTGAAAAAAGTATTAAAATAGGTTATAATAAAGGAGTGATAAAATGCTTACCAAAGAGCAGATAAAAAAAATTGAAAATGATAAAAATATTTTTTTTTGCGTTGTAGAACTACTCAAAGTGATTTCGATGAAAGGAGAAGTCAAGGTGACTTTTAAATTCAAGGATAAGAAATTAAAAGGGAGAGAACTATGGCGTGATACAATAGAATAAAGACAAGAGCAAAAAGTTTGTGAGTCGATTTATATATAGATTAGAAATAGTCTATTTATAAGTCGGCTCTTTTTTTGTCTAAAAAAACTAAAAAGGTAAAGGAAAAATGAAAGATGAAAACATAAAGCTATTAATTAAGAATGAGTACGAGAATGGAACAAGCATGAGCGTTTTGGCTAAAAAGTACAAAACAAAATTAAATACTATAAAAACGTGGAGTGCTAAAGAGAAATGGGTTAAAAAAAAACGCAATACTACAACCAAAAAAGGCACAACCGAAAATAGCAAAAAACAACCAAAAAAAACGGTTGTGATTGATAAGGAAACACAGATAAAATCAGACATAATTAACAATACAACCAAAGAAGAGATCACGGAAAAACACGGAATAAAAAAGACTAAATATTACGATATTAAAAAAAGTGTAAGACAGATTCAGATAGAACAAAGTGAGAAAGTTTTAAATGAAATTGCAACAAAAAAATATAATAACGCAGTCGAAAGGTTAAAAAGGATAATCGAGGAAAAAGAAAAACTGGAAACTAGAATTCTTGAAACTACAGATAAAGAAGAAATGTCAATGATTAAACAAAAGTTGGAACTTCTAAAAGAATTTGAAAAAGATATAAAAGTAAATGCTAGGGTTATTTCTGATTATAGGCAAGCAGAATTAGAAGAACAACTTGTAAACAATGAATTAAGTAGAAACACTTTAGAGATCCAAAAAGAACGTTTAGAGATTGAGAAGGCTAAAATCAAAAACAATGATGACAAGGATTCGGAAAAAGAAAATGAAATGATTGAACTGTTAAAAAATATAACGGAAAAGGTTGGGAAAGATGAATGATTTAACTCCTAAACAGTATGAAGTGTTGAAAACATTTAATAAAGAACAACCAAGAATAACAATTTTAACAGGAGCAAAAAGAAGTGGAAAAACATTTTTAAATAATTTTCTGATGTTATCACATATAGCAACATTAGCTAATCAAAATCTTAATTTTATCATAATTGGAGCAACAAACGGAAGTATTTGGCGGAATGTTTTAAATGACTGGGAAGTTATGTTAGGAAAACAATTTAAGCCAAAAAAAGATGGAAGTTTTAAATTATTTGGAAACAATATTTATTTATTCGGTGGAGAAAAGGCAGATAGTTGGAAGAAGATGAGAGGGATGACTTCTCACGGCACTTATATAAATGAGGCAACAGCATTGCACCAAACTTTTATAACAGAAGCGTTTTCAAGAACATCAGGAGAAGGTGCAAAAATATTTATTGATACCAATCCTGATAATCCAGCTCATTTTGTAAAAAAAGATTATATCGACAATGCTGGAGATAGATTAGAAAATGGTAGATTAAATATTTTAGTCAGTAATTTCAAGTTAGATGATAACGTTTTTCTCAATAAAGAGTATGTGGATTCTATCAAAAAGACAACTCCACGAGGAGCAACTTACGATAGAGATGTTTTAGGATTGTGGGTTGCACAGGAAGGTGTTGTGTTTGCTGATTTTTCTGAAAAAGAAAATGTTATTAATAATATAGAAAATATCGAAATAAAAGAGTATTACATCGGAGTTGACTGGGGATTTGAGCATTATGGAACATTGGTAGTTATTGGAGTGGATTTTGAAGATAATTATTATATCGTTGAAGTTATAGCGAAACAGCATAAGTATTTTGATTACTGGAAAATGCTTATTTTACAAAAATATAAGGAATATCAAGTATCAAGAGTATTTTGCGATAGTGCTAGAACTGAATACGTGCAAGGATTATTAGATTTTGGAATAAATGCTGAAAACGCAAAAAAAGATGTAAAAGAAGGAATTGATTTGGTCGGTGCAATGTATAAAAGAAATGCTTTAAAAATTACAGAAAAAGCGTTTAAAGGGAAATTTGAAGATGAGATATATTCTTATGTCTGGGGGAAGAATGATGAGCCAGTTAAGGAAAATGATGATGTAATGGATGCGATAAGGTATGTCTTGTATAGCTTAAAAAAAGATGAAGGCGGAATCGCTTATTTGTATTAGGAAGGAGGGCTAATGTGACTAGAGAGGAAAGAACAAGGATTAAAACTTATTACGACAGGGAACAATACAGCAAATCGAATTTGAATAAGAATATGCCAGGACTGTTCGACGGAACTGTAGAAATATTCAATCCAATCCGAGATATTGTAAAGGCTTTATCAAA